GCCGACCAGCTTATTCCCGACGATAACCTCATGGGTATAATATGTCCCGCCACCGAAGCTTCTTTCATCGGTGCGTTGACTCCCCTGCAAGTGAATCCCGCCGCCACTATAGGCGACATGTTCAAGAGTGGCAGGATTTCAAACGCCTTGGGTATTGAATGGTACAGAAGTAACGTCCTGGCCCGCCATACCTGCGGAACCCGCACCAATACCACCCCTGTAGTGAGCGGGGCAACCGAAGGTGATGATGGTGACGTGTTGATTGCCGGAGCAGGAGTAAGCCCAACATATCCTGTCGGTGATATCGTGACCTTTGCCGGCTGCTATGCGGTCAACCCGGAAACAAAACAAACCATGCCATATCTGAAACAGTTCGTAATCGACACGCTTACAACCTGCGATGGTAGCGGAAACGGAACGCTGCATATTACCCCGACGATGGTTATTACAGGAGCGCGCCAGAACGTTAGCGCATATCCCACAAGTGGCGGAGCGGTAACGAACGTTGGAACTGCAAGCCTGACCTATAGCAACGATCTGCTTCTACATCCGGATGCTTTTAATTTCGCTACGGCCCCTCTCTCTATGCCGAAGGGGATGGATATGATCGGGCAGTCTGAACTCGATGGAATCAGACTTCGGTTTATGCGCGGTTTCGATATCGTCAATAGCCGGTATGTTTCCCGCGTTGATATCTTCTTTGGTATCGCAGCGGTCCGCCCCGAATGGGCAACTAGAATCATCGGCTATGGTATCTAACTTCTAACCCTGTGAAGCGGACAATGTTCCGCTTCACAATAACAACGAAAGGTATTATTATGTCAGCTATTCAACAGCTTTCCCAGGGACTCGATGATGGCGTATGCCTCGGACAGTCTTCAACCGACAAGGTCAGCATGTACGGAATTACCCCGACGGTACAACTCGCCGTCGGCGCAGCGGTGGCAACCACCGATCTTACAACCACCGGGATTTTGGCTGTGGTTAATGCGTACAATACGCTTATCACGCAACTCAAACTTGTCGGGATAGTGAAGACCTAGATGCAAAAAGTTATAGGGCGGTTAGAATCCGCCCTATTAAAACAAAGGGGCAATGTGGATAATATTTTTACCGATAAACAGATGGAATACCTTAAGTCGCGCAAGGTAATTATCTGCACGCTATTTTATATGAGCCAGGGGTTTTCTCAATATTTCGGATGTCTTTTGAATACTATGCGCGTTCTTGATAAAATCGGGGTTGTCTGTGATTTCATGCAGATAAACGGAGCATCATATGTCGATCATGGCCGCAATGTTGCGGTAAACAATTTTTTATTTCAGTATCCAGAATATACCGATTTGGTTTTTATCGATTCGGACATGGAATGGGATGTAATCGGTTTTTTGCGGCTGCTTGTGTCAAAACATGATCTTGTCGGTTCTGCATATCCAATGAAAAATTGCTGGAACAATTATTCTGTTCGTCATTATACTAATGCCGACATGACCCCTAAGGTTACCGAAGACGGATTGATAGAAGCGCAGTATGTCCCCGGTGGCTTTCTGAAGATAACGAAAAACTGTTTGCTGAAAATGATTGATGAATACAAAGGTGAAAAAACATACAACAATACAAACGACGAAAAAACCCCATTGGTTTCGTTGTTTGAATGTGTTGTTGATAAAGAACAGGGAGTCAGGTATGGTGAGGATACCGAATTTTGCAGGAAATGGATTAAAATGGGAAACAAGATTTATTGTGAACCAAGAGTAACGTTTTTTCATTACGGAGTAAACGCATGGTCCGGAAATTATCACGAGCATTTAATCAATCAACCAAAGCCAAGGGAGAATTATGGGAAATAATTATCCAAAATCAGTAATTACAAACGATGGGTTGATGGTATATTTTAAATCAGAGGCCCAGGAGATCGCGGCTTATAATAAAGAACCGGGACTTTTCCATAATAAACCTTCGTGTATAAAAGAAAGCATTATACCGGTTAAAGCGGTTCATGAACTTATGGCTGACATTGTTGAAGATAAGCCGGATATCGTTGAACCATCTGTACCGGTTCAGGTCGAGCTAAAGCGCAAACCAGGAAGACCAGCGAAAGCAAGGTGGTAAATGGCAACTTCAGCTTTTGACATAATCACAAGGGCAATGCGCATTGATGGGGTCATAGGTTCACTTGATACCCCTGACGCCCAAGATACCAATGACGCATTCAACAGCCTAAACATGATGCTTGAACAATGGAGCCTTGAGGAGTTGATGTGCTGCTATTCTTCAATTGATCTGCATTCAACCGTTGCTTCCAAGGCTTCATACATTATTGGAAAATCCGGCACTACTGATTGGAATACCGATAGACCGATAGAAATTACCGGATCATTTTTGCGTATTGATGGAGTCGACAGACCCATGGAGATTATAAACCATGAGGAATATCAAAACAAATCCCAAAAGACATTAGAGGGAATACCGAACAGCTTGTATTATCAATCGGCCTCACCTAATGGTATTGTGTATCCCTATCCGGTCCCTGATGCTGTTTATTCAATAGGGATATCTCAAAAAGTACAATTAACGGCCTTTGCCGGTCTAGAAACATCGGTAACCCTTCCGCCAGGGTATTTAAAAGCGCTCATATGGAATCTTGCACTTGAGCTTGCCCCTGAATACGGAAAGCCAATTGATTCTATCACAATGAGAAAAGCCATTGAAACCAAGGCGCTTATAAAGTCAAAAAACTCCGAAAAGCCTGAATTGCATTTAGAAAGCGCCTGTTTAGGAAGTAATGGAAACACTTTTAATATTTATGCGGGGTATTAAATGCACCTTGATTTTATAGGGTCCACATTCAAGGGGCGATCCGTTTCCATAGACGGGCAGGAATGCGTCAATTTTTACCCCGAAATAACCCCGAGTCAGAACAGTAAAAGTAAATTGGTATTGATCGGAACACCAGGTAAAAAATTGTTTATCGATGTCGGGTACGGAACCATCCGGGCAATGTATACGACAACCGATAATAGATTGTTTGTCGTAACCGGAAAAAAGCTATATGAGGTTTTGAGCAATAAAAATAAAGCATACATTGGCGATCTTGATACAAAAACAGGCTCAATAGGAATAGCGGAAAACGAAACTCAATTGATGCTCTGTGATGGAATTGCAGGGTATCTTTATTATTTAAACAACGGTGTTAAACCAGCCGGGACTTTCGAAAAGATACTTTCACCTGATTATAGGAATGGGTCGAGTCTGGTAAACATAGACAGATATTTCATTCAGAACGTCAATGACGAAGGATACTTTATAGTATCAAATATCGGCGACGGGTCAACGTGGGATTTATTGAACTTTGCATACGCAGAGCGTTCACCAGATAAGATTATGACAATATGCTCGGTAAATAACGAATTGTGGGTATTTGGAACAAGGACCATTGAGGTATGGTATAATTCCGGCGCGGTGGATTTCCCGTTCAGCAGAATAAACAATGCATTTATAAATATAGGGTTGGGCGCTAAAAATAGCGTCGGGGTAATAAATAATTCGGTATTGTGGATTGGCGGGAATGACCAGGGAAACAATATCGTGTGGATGGCTACCGGATATATTCCCAAAAGGGTTTCAAATAATGCTATAGAATATCTTATTTCTTCTCTTGGAAATATCTCCGATACAAAGGCGTGGGTATATCAGCAAGAGGGACATATGTTTTATGTATTAAATTTTACAAAGGCGAACAAAACCCTATGTTATGATGCCGCTACGGATATGTGGCATGAACGCGGATATCTCAATAGAAAAACAGGATTGAACGATAGGGATATTGCCGAGTATCATACTTTTTTCAACGGAAAAAACCATGTAAGCGATTACAGGAATTCTAAGGTGTATGAATTGGACTTGGATTATTACTTTGACGATACAAACCTTATCAAGCGGATAAGGACAGGTGGGCACATTCACAGTGACAGGAAGCGGTTGTTTTTTAATGGCTTCGATCTCGATATACAGCGCGGAGTCGGAATTCCGTCAATAGGAACATTAACAAGGGATTAAATATGGCAGACATTACAAACGTAAATGAACTTTCAGTAGCTGATAGCCTGAAATATGACGCCGATACCGGTGATGTTTTTACTACGGCATGGGCAAACTACGGAGACACTTCTACTATTGTAGGGTGGGCAACATTTACCGAAAAACATATTTATTTAAAAAAGGTTGGTAACTTGGTGTTCTGTTCTTTTTATTTGCGTGGGGAATCCAATTCTGAAGATGTAAGCTTTACTATCCCCTATGTTTCGACAAACTACTATTTCATAAATGGAGTAAGTGCAAATCTTGATGCCGGGGAACTATATTTAGGGAGTGTAGGAAATGTTGATGGGATTGTTAATGTACACAAACAACTTGCCAACGGCGCATTTGCCAATTCAGGAACGAAGGAATGTTGTGGAAGTTTTTGGTTTGAAGCGGGGACTATAGTATAACATGGCATACGACAT